TGTTCGACAGATGATATTGAAGAAGCATTTAGATGGAGTGAGGAAAATGAACATTTACAGAACAAGGCTCGCATTGTTTTGGATTACTATCGTGGTGATGACCCCCTCAAGCGAAAGGTTGCCTCAACCCTGCTTGAATCATTCTTATTCTACAGTGGCTTCTATCTACCAATGCACTGGTCCAGCAGGGCAAAGCTCACCAACACAGCAGACCTTATCAGACTAATCATTCGTGATGAGGCCGTCCACGGCTACTACATTGGCTATAAGTACCAGCTAGCACTAGCTGAGCAGCCACAGGAGCGTCAGGAAGAACTTAAAGAATATACCTACGATCTTTTGATGGAGCTATATAACAATGAGTGCAAGTACAGTGCAGATCTCTATGATGAAATAGGATTAACAGAAGACGTAAAGAAGTTCTTGCAGTACAACGGCAACAAGGCATTGATGAATCTAGGTTACGACCCATTGTTTCCAAAGGAGACGGCAGAGGTTAATCCAGCTATCCTGTCTGCACTATCGCCAGATGCTAATGAGAATCACGACTTCTTTAGCGGTAGTGGATCTAGCTATGTCATTGGTAAGCATGAAGAAATTACCGATGACGATTGGGATTTCTAAAGTATTAGTGGTATAATTTACTTATGGATAAAAGATTAGACTGGAAGCCTAGGTTTGACGATAGGTCTAGAATGTACGGCATTCGGCCATTGCTAGGCACTTCAAAAAAGAAAAAGAAGCCTACATTTTGGCAAGAGGGTACAGTCCTTGATCAAGGCGCAGAGGGTGCATGTGTTGGTTTTGGCTGGTTGGCAGAAATTATTGCAAAGCCAGTAGTGCCAGACGAGCAGCCAACAGAGGAAGTTGGCAATCACCTTGCTCAATTTTATTACGAAGAAGCAAAAAAGCTTGACAAATGGGAAGGTCAAGATTACGAAGGAACCTCTGTTCTCGCAGGGGCGAAAGTAATGAAAAAGTACGGACTCATCTCTGAATACCGTTGGTGCTTTAACATTGATGACATCATTGACGCAGTAGCTCTGCAGGGTCCAGTAGTTATTGGTATTCCCTGGTACAACTCTATGTATAGAACAAACAGTCAAGGTCTCTGCGGAGTTAGTGGAGAAAAGGTCGGAGGTCACTGTATTACGCTGACTGGATATGACCCTGCAAAAGTATTTGGAAGACAGACCATTGAAGTTTTTAGATGGAGAAACTCTTGGGGAGAAGAGTATGGGGTAAACGGTTCTGGATATATTCGGGTTTCAGATCTTCGCAAACTTTTTGCAGAAGGTGGAGAGGCTTGCATTCCTATTATTAGAAATAAGCCTAACCTAGCATTCCCACCAAAGAGTATTATCAAGAAGAGAACATTCTGGGACTACTTGCTTACTGCAATTGTTAATTGGTTTAAGTTTAGATTTTCTTCATAATTAAATAACAGTGGGGTGTAGCTCAGTTGGCAGAGCGTTCGACTGTTAATCGAAATGTCGCTGGTTCGAGCCCAGCCACCCCAGCGGATCCCTATCCTAGCATCACTCAACGATATTTCACTGGGTAGGGATTCTTGGCCTTGTAGCTCAGTTGGTTAGAGTGCCACCCTGTCACGGTGGAAGTCGCGGGTTCAAGTCCCGTCAAGGTCGCAACTTGACATCAAACTTTTGAGAGGGTATACTTTTAGCATGAGAGCAAAAGAGATGGAAGAACACTTTCAAGAAGCCATTGCAGAGATTGAGTTATACGATGAGTGGGAAGAAGATTACCCGATCGTTAAAACCATCTTCGCAGATGAGATAACTGAAGCAGAGCGATCAGAGCTTCAGGAGCTAGATAAGCAGAATCTTGTTTGGACTCAGCACGGCACCTGTGAGCGGGAGGCAATAACATCTGAGTTTATAGAGTTTCCTGGTAGCGGCTGCGGTTGCTACACGTCCTATGCCTATCACGTCTCTAGCAAACCTCATGAAGGCGAAGATGACAGATATAGCGGGCTATATACAGAGGTCGATGTCTACTGCCCTATTTGCAACAAAAATGGTGACTTTGAGAACGAGGATGAAGATTGCCCTGGACCAGACCTTTCGCTAATATCTGCAATTAATTTTGAAAACATTGATACCCATGGATGTGAAGACGGAGTAATTAGATTTTATTTATAATAAAATAAGCCTCTGTAGCTCAGGGGACAGAGCAATGGACTTCTAATCCATGTGTCGTAGGTTCGAATCCTACCAGGGGTACGAGTTGTGGTAGAATATACCCATACTTTATAAACAAGAAAGAGAGAGTGCAAAATGAGCGACGAACCAAAGTGCCCATTCCCACACGAACAAATTAAAAAAGCAACAACTGCAAGTACACCCACAAACAAACAGTGGTGGCCAAAACAGGTAAACTTGGACATCCTTTCACACAGTGATGAATCAGTGAACCCTTTGGGCAAAGACTTTGATTATGCCAAAGAGTTTGACTCTTTGTGGCTTGGTGAAGTAAAAGATTTTATTAAGAGAATTATGGTTGGGGATGAAGAGCTAATTGGCGCCCCAGGAAATGGTCAACCCGCCCCAGAAGGAATGCCGTACGGGCAAGAGTATTGGTGGCCAGCTGACTGGGGCCACTATGGACCCTTGTTTATTCGACTGGCTTGGCACTCTGCAGGAACATATAGAGTTTCGGATGGCCGTGGTGGTGGGGGAAATGGGCTGCATAGATTCGCGCCCTTAAACTCTTGGCCAGACAACGCTAACCTGGATAAGGCAAGGAGAATCCTTTGGCCAGTTAAAGAAAGGTTTGGGAACAAGCTTAGCTGGGCAGATTTATTTATTTTAGCTGGAAACGTAGCACTAGAAGACATGGGGTTTGAAACTTTAGGTTTTGCTGGTGGACGAGAAGATGTTTACCTTCCAGACAATACGTACTGGGGACCAGAGTCAGAGTGGCTTGCTAGTGAAAGATACAAAAATCAAGACTTGCGGGAAGACCTAGACAACCCCCTTGCTGCCGTCCAAATGGGTCTTATCTATGTCAACCCAGAGGGACCAAACGGTAACGCGGATGACTTTTCTGGATCTGCCCGAGACATTCGTGAAACATTTGCACGGATGGCCATGAATGACGAAGAGACTGTTGCCCTGGTGGCTGGTGGTCATGCTTTTGGAAAGGCACACGGCAACGGCGATGCTTCTCAGCTGGGACCAGAGCCAGAAGCCACTGGGCTTGAGAGCACTAATCTTGGTTGGAAAAATACGCAGGGCAAGGGGCACTCAGAAGATACTGTAACTAGCGGTTTGGAGGGTGCCTGGACACCCACACCACTAAAGTGGGACAACAAGTACCTAGAGTTATTATACAAGTATGAGTGGGTAAAGGTTGAAAGTCCCGCTGGAGCCCAGCAGTGGGAGCCAGTAGACTGCCAGCCAGAAGACATGGTGCCCGATGCGCACATCGAAGGCAAAATGAACAAGCCTATGATGCTCACCACTGATTTAGCATTGAGATTTGGAGACCCCGAGTACGACAAGATCTGCAAAAAGTTCTTGGAAGACTTTGATTACTTTTCAGATGCTTTTGCTAAGGCCTGGTTTAAGCTCACCCACCGTGACATGGGGCCAGTCTCTAGATATAGGGGTGACGACTTGCCGAGTGAGACTTTTTTGTGGCAAGATCCTGTTCACGAAAACGAATACCCAGCTCCTTCTGAAAAAGATCTATACAATCTTAAAGGAAACATTATTCATCTGTTAGAAAAAAAAGAAAGTAAGATTAGCTTTACCTGGGGAAATGATGGGAAGCAAGACTCAAGACCCCTGGACCTGAGAGACCTGGTCTTTACAGCATGGGTTTCGGCATCTACTTTTAGAAATACTGATAAGCGTGGCGGGGCAAATGGCGCAAGAATTCTTTTAGAGCCAATGAAGTCTTGGGATTTTGTTGACTACGAACGAGTCGAGCTTACTCTAAATCTTTTAAGAAAAGCAAAAGAATCTTTAAACATTAAGATGTCCAATGCTGACTTAATTGTTTTTGGAGGCAAGGTCGGCCTTGAAAAAGCAATAAGCTACACTGGGTACGAAGTAGAAGTACCGTTTACTCCTGGCAGGGGGGACGCTACGCAAGACCAGATCGATCCTGAGTCAGTTAATCATCTAGAGCCATGTGCTGACGGATTCTTGAACTGGACAAATCCATGGCTAAACGTAAACCACCAACTAGACAAAATTGCTGAACACTTGTTAGTGGATAGGTCAGCATTGCTCGGGCTAACTATCCCAGAAATGGTTGCACTCCTTGTTGGGTTTAGAGCCCTAAGCCTGCATCACCGAGGGTCAGACATTTCTTCTGAGAGTTGGAACAGAAAAACTGGTCATAAGGTAAACAATGACTTTTTAGAAAATGCCTTGTTGAAGCAGTGGTACAACTGGACACCTTTTGCAGATGATGAAGGAGAGGATCCAGTCGATAGCGAACGTGCTTACTGGTTTGCTGGACAGCACTATGTGCACCAAACCAGAATTAAGGTTAGCAGGGCCGACATGTTTATTGCGTCAAACTCTATTCTTAGGTCGGTAGCTGAGGTCTATGGCGGTGTTGATGGCAACATTGTTTTAATTAAAAACTTTGTTAAAGCTTGGGACAAGGTGATGCTAGCTGATCGCTTTGATCTGAAGAATAAATAGGAGAAAAAATGAAAGAGTATTATTTTAGACCAATTTTGGATGTTGTAAAAAGAGTTTATCTAGAAAACGCAGGCTCGGATTATGAGACTAACGAAGACTTTTTTAATGCAACTTTGGTTGTTAAGGCGGATGACGAGGATGTTTGTCAGCAAATCCGTGGCGGCATAACCGACATAACTATGTGGGAGATGTTTGATCCAGAAACAGGAGAGACTCTGCCACATAATCTAAAGAATCCGGAGCCCTGGCAGCTCTAATAGAACAGCCTCCTTAGCTCAGTTGGCCAGAGCACCGCTCTTGTAAAGCGGGGGTCGTCAGTTCGAATCTGACAGGAGGCTCCATCTTAAATAGATGTATAATATAAGAAACAAGGAGGAGACATGTTTTATTTCTGGCACGCACTAGCAATCGTTCTGCTATCGGTATCATCTTTTGGTATTGGCTACCAGGTTGCTAAAGAAAATGTATTGTCTATTTTTAAGAAGGGAAAATAAATGACTACTGTGTATACCAAACCTAATTGTGTCCAATGCGACATGACTAAGAGGCTAATGGATAAGATTGGGGTGGAGTATGACACAGTTGATATTGTAGAAAACCCCGCAGAATTAGACAAGCTTATTGAAATGGGCTATCGTGCAGCTCCTGTGGTCGTAACAGACAATGACTCTTGGGCTGGATTTCAACCAGACAAGATCACTGAGCTAGCCGCTTAAGCTGGGTTATCTATATAACTGCCGTGCATAGCAAAGTGGTCTACTGTTTGAAGTGTTCTTGGGCTACCCTGCTGGAATGGCTGAAGCTGTCCATTACTTCCAGAATAGTGTAGGAGAACTCTGCTTTCACCAGCTTCGCATATACCTGTAATGTGATAATAATTATTTGCAGATACATCATGCAGTACGCCATCAAAAGAAATGTCTCTCTTTGTTGGGAATGGAATATCTAGGAAGTACTGACCACTTCCAAAGTTCGTAATATTAGAAAAATCTACCTCAATGTCAACATACACTAGCGTTCCATACTTTATGTAGTGTCCAGCAAATAGTGGGTCACCGCTGAATGTTGGCTGTGTTCCAAGAGTTCCACCATTTACAACAAATGATATTTCTGCAGGGGAAACGTTAGAAAGATCTGGCTTATTTAAGATTTGAGCCAGCCCCGTGGTTGCATCCCAGTCTGCGTTAACTGGATCTGCACCTGCATTAGTAAACCTAGCCATTAGTTTTGACTCTCCAGATTAGTCTGTAGAATTGCTAGGGGTGTATCGCTAGCCGATGCTATTGTGTAAAGTGCATCCAGTCCAGGTAGTTCAATTGAAAATGCCTGTCCAGGGGATAGCCTAAAGCCATAGTTGGTAGTAGAAACACCTTCTCCACCAACATAAATAGTCTCAGACTCGCTCACATTCTGGAGGGTAATGTCCATCCCTGAGTGTGTTCCATTGGGGGTAATTCTTTTTGCAACTGCCCCAATCAGTTCTATTCTATGTGCTGTCATAATACAATTGTATCACGCATGTTATAATATTATTATGAAGCTATACAACCCCGCACCAGGTCGCAAGGTCACAAGCCCCTATGGGCCAAGAAAGCACCCAATTACTGGGCAACGCAACAAAATGCATCACGGTATTGATTACGGTGGGTCTTTTGATGTTTTGTGTGCAGGCGATGGGGTTGTAGAGCACGTCGGCTGGTCTCCCAAAGGTGGCGGACATGTTGTTATTATCAAACATGCATCAGACCTTTACACTGTTTATTACCACGGTCGTGAAGCCACTAAGCTACAAAAGGGTGAGCGAGTAAGAGCTGGTCAGTTTATATATCGTTCTGGAAATACTGGGGCTAGCAACGGAAGCCATCTTCACTTCGAGTGCCGAAGAAGCAGAAAGTGGGGGGATAGCGTGGATCCCAATAGCTATCTCTCAGATGAGAAGCCAGGAGATAAGCCATCAGAACCAGAGAGAGCAAAGATAAAGGTCACTGGAAGACTTGATCGCTCTACCTGGAAAGCCTGGCAAGCAGCACTAAAGGCTAATCCAAAATACGAATACTACGGCGTTATTGACGGCATTCCTGGACCAATTACATGGAAGGCTGTGCAAAGATCAGCTGGCTCGAAAGCTGATGGTATTCCTGGGCCAAACACCCGCAAGGCCGTACAGCGCCTCCTGAAGCTTCTGAGAGAGTATTCTGGACGCATCGATGGCATCTGGGGTAGGGGAACAATCAGCGCTCTTCAAAGAGCCCTAAACAAAGGAACTTATAGATAATGTGGACTAATTTAATTACTGTTTTTAATAGGCTAAGAGATAACAACAAAGCTAATAAAGAGATTTCGGACAGAGCAATTGCGCAAGGGCCATCCTGGAGACACCGCAGAAGGTTAATCTATGGAGCTTATATCATTGCAATCTTAATGATTATCTTTGGTGCGGTAACTGTTTTTACAACAAGCCAGGTTGGGGTGGAGATGGTTGTTGGCGGAGTAGCTTTGCTATCTATTATTGTAACTGCGTACACAACATCTGCTACCTATGAGGATGTCAAAATCTGGAAAAGATCTGGCCCTGAGCCTTTGGAAAACCCTCTGGATCAATTTGACACAGACAACCCAGATGGTATATAATTATTAGGTTATAACGAAAGGAAATATAACATGATCATGACAGTTGCTTTTTGGAAGTCAGCAGGAGAACGCGCAATTAAGACAGCGGCCCAGGCTGCTATCGCTATCCTCGGTGCCGACCAGTTTGTTACAGCAATGGACGTAAACTGGGGCGAGGTTGGTGGAGTTGCGTTGTTGGCAGGTATTCTATCTGTACTAACATCAATCGTAATCCCTGCTGCTGAAACCAAGGCTGCCGTACGTGCGGAGCTAGCGAGTAAGTAATGCCAATATACCAGTATAAGTGTGCTGGTTGCGGTGAAATGGTAGACAAGATCAGGGGCATCAATGAACCAGATGTCCCTGGTTTTGTTTGTACCAGCTGCGAAGGCACTATGAAAAGACACTATGCCTCTGGCGCATTCGGTGTGCAATTTAACGGAAGCGGATGGGCGAGTAAAGATAGATAGTTGACATCTTCAACTAAACCAGTTATAATAGTTAAGACAATATCCACCACTAACAATGGAGAAATAATGACAACAGCTACCCTTGACAAGAAGACCGCCGAGCGTCAGCTCACTGTGCAGGACCGCTGTGACGCAGAGTGCGATGCTCAGGCCTATGTAAAGGTTGTTGGAAGCACTGGTGACTTGCTTTTCTGCTCTCACCACTACACAAAGATCATGAAGGATGCAAATGGCTACCTTGCCATGAGCACCTTTGCTACAGAAACTATTGACGAGAGGCAATATCTTTCAGATAAGAGAGCTGGTCTTTAGTGGAATACTTTTTGGGCTCTATCTTAACGTTCGCAATTATTCTAGTTGCTAACAGGGTATTAAGAGAGCCTATTAAAAAGTTTAAAACAAAAGAGATTAAGTATACACAAAGTCATGTTTACAGCCTGGTAGCGCCTTTGCTGCAGTTTGTGCCAGAAGACAAAAAGATGCCACCGACTCAAGCAACTAAGTTTATCGAGAACTCGTATATTCGTGTTGTTGTATTAGAAAGGTCTGCTTATTGGATTAAAGACAACACTCTTTATACAGCAGACATTATAGAGGGGGCAGTAGACAGGTCAACCACAAAGAGAGTTGACACAATGACTATGGATAAGGTACAATTAGATCAGACTTTGTTTATTGTAGAAAAACTGAGAGAGGGACTTGATAATGATTTTGGCGGTACAGGGAAGCAATAGGTTTGAAGATTACACAATCTTCTTGCGATCCATGCTAACTGGTCTGGGAACCATGCATGACGACGATAAAGAAATTAATATTTACTCTGCTGGTCCATATCGAGTGAATGATATGGCCCAAGAGTTTTCGAACAAATCTGAAGACAGCCTTAGGGCTCGTGGAATCAGAATTAGGGTTCGTAAAGTTACTCAGAGGTGGCTAAAGACCAATATGGGGTCAGTAGACTACTTCGCTTTTTTTAGCAAGCCAGGAGAGCCCATCTCCGAGCTTGTTGATGTAGCAGATGATTTGAAGGTAGAAGCGCAGGTGTATACCTTCCAATGATTCTGAGTAGGAGTGAGCAAGCATTCCTGTCCGTTGCTAGATATTTCGCTGCAAAATCTGCGGCAAATAAAAAGCATGGGGCAGTGATTGTTAAGTCTGGAAGTGTAATAGGTAGGGGGTACAACAAGGATACTAACAATCCTATGTTTGTTTCCCCAGAGCACATCAAGACCCATTGCTCAAGGCATGCCGAGATAGAGGCTATTAGGGATGCCAATTGGAACGTTGACGGGGCTATCCTGTATGTTGCGAGAGTCAACAGGCAGGGGCAGGACCGTAACAGCAAGCCTTGCAAATATTGTGAGCTTGTTATTAATGAAACAAAAATAAAAAAAGTAATCTATACGAGGGAATGAGTAGTCATGTTGATTTCATCACTTGAAAAAATGGAAGACGTCGTAAGTAAAAACAAGAATCTTCGTTGGAATGGTTGGGATGTAATTTTTTCCTACCCATCCGAGAAGGCTAGAACTTCAAAGTTTGGTGCCCGAGTCGCTGGGGTATGGCACCTCCAGAGGATCATTAAGCTAACCTCAGATGGATGGCACATCCCTAAGAATTATGTGAGGTAGTATGGATAAGCATGAGTGGAAAGATAACGCTGCATGCCTAGGCTATGACACCAACTTCTTTTTTGATAAGTATGAAGAAGATGAGACATTTCGACCAGCAATTGACAAGCTTTGCTCTGGGTGTCCTGTAGCTAAGCAATGCTTTGCTGTAGGCGTTTCCCAAAAAGAGTGGGGCGTTTGGGGCGGAGTATACATAGAAAATGGCAAGATCTCTAGAGAGTTTAATCGACATAGATCCAAGCCCGACTGGGCAGCAACATGGCAGTACCTGACGATTGAGCAAAAGAAATGAGTCTGCTTTTAATACAACTATTTATACTGATTGGCGTTTGGATAAACGTTTTTCTTGGTATAATTGCACTTAGGGACAGGAGAAAAAAACAATGGCCTACACAGATGAAATGAGAAGGGCGGCTAGATCAATCGAGCCACCCGCAAACTTCTACGTTGACATTATTGATAACGATAACTTCTTGTCGGTAAGGGCAAGCGAAGAGGTTTTTATGAGGCTAGACGACTATGGGAAGCGTCAAGCGGTTGCTTACATGGTAAGGCTCAAGAAAGCTTTAGAAGACAACGGGGCTATCGTTCTGTTGGTTAGAGAAGGGGGAGAAGAATGATCCAAACAATCTTAGAAATTGCTTTGGCTGTAGGGGTCGCTTCAGTTGCTGGCTTTTTAATTATTAGTAATGTTTTAGTTAGGTTAAAGAATAGAGAGCTATTTATTAAAGCTGCTCAGGCAGAGGTAGACAGGACAACCGTTTACCAGCAAGCACAGGAAATCTTTAAGGCTGAATATGAAAAGTCAACTAGCAATGACGGGTTTCTCAAGTTCATGTCTACCTCAAGGGAGTGGGCATTCGAGTACATTGAAGAAGTACAAAAAGATCTATATGAGTTAAAAGATTATTTTCATAACACTGGCTCATCCCCCAAAACTGTGGCACAAGCTCAAGAGCTTAATAAGTTAATCTTAAAAGTCTTGTCTCACTTACCAGACGAAGGGAAGAAATAAATGTATAACTATGAAGCTAAAGTTACAAAAGTAATTGATGGAGACACAATAGATCTGCATATTGATCTTGGATTTAAAGTTGGCTTTAACACTAGAATTAGAGTAATTGGTGTTGACACCCCCGAAAAGTGGCACCCCTACGGCAAAGTCGTAAAGGCCTACCTGCAGGAGCTTCTGATGGACAAGACTGTTATGCTGGATGTAACCAAGAAGGACAAGTACGGCAGATACCTTGGAGTTATTTATTTAAACAAAGATGATAAGCAGTCTGTTAATGATCACCTAATTGAAATTAATATGGCTAAAGCATATCACGGTGCTTCTCGTGCAGATCTGTGGACAGAAGAAGAACTCCAGCAAACATCGCATCCGCTCTTGACAAAACTCCAAGCTTAAAATATACTGAGTGTATGAACATATTTTACTTGGACAACGACACAGAGAAGTGTGCAGAGTACCACCTAGACAAGCATGTTGTGAAGATGATTCTGGAGTACTGTCAGCTTCTATCTACCGCTCACAGGCTCTCAGACGGGCTGCAGGAGCCAGGGTTTTCAAAGACTGGTCGTAATGTAAAGCGGTGGAGATTGCTTGACGACAGAGATGCTGTGATGTATCAAGCCACACACATTAATCATCCTTCTGCAGTATGGGCCAGGGCAAGCAAAGAAAACTATGTGTGGCTATCAGATCTTCTTGTAAAGCTATGTAAAGAATACACCAGGCGATACGGCAAGGTACACAAGTGTGAGGCAGATGGCTTAGTAAAAGCATTACAGCAAACTCCCAACGGTATCAGATCGAAAGGTTTCACACAGCCTACACCAGCTATGCCTGACGAGTACAAGAGTGATGATTCTATTAAATCTTATAGAACGTACTACATCAAAGATAAAAGTTACATTGCTTCTTGGAAAACACGAGAAGTTCCTTCATGGTACAATAATACTGTCCCCGTATAGGATCTTAGGATGGATTAGTTACCCATTTTGTTGAGACCGAGGCCTTCGTGCCTGAATTTCACTATACGGGGACCTCTTCTTGCTATTGACAAAAAGTAACACCCTTGATAGAATATAGGTATGAAAAAATACATTGCATTTATAGCATCTTCGACAATTATTCTTAGCGGCTGTGCGCTAGAAGATACATCAAGAATTACCGATGGTGAAGCCAATGGCTTGACAAGCATTGAGGAGGTCAGCCTCGAAATAGACCCTGTTGGGTACGAAATAGCTCCGGCTTTTGAAACTGACTGGCCCACCTCTTTTGATCGAGACGAACTCGTATCGTCTTCACTAAACAAGATGTTTGACAGCTTTGACGCTCGCAAGCCGAAATTCGATGAAAGCAAGATTGATGTCTATATTGACCCCAGGATACCCGAACAGCACCACGGCTGGATTACAGAACTTTCTGAACACACGATCTTAATGATGTCAAGTGAGATTGATGAAAAAGTTAGCTTGATTGTAGGAGCTAACGCCCATTTCATGCACGAGATGGTAGATGAAAATAACTTGGACATGCCAATGGTTGATAATTTTGGTCAAAATCTCAGGCCCTGTGACTACGGCTGGGGGGCTTGCTCTGGAGGTAATACTATGTATGTAGGCTCTAGCTTAAGGGGGCTAAGTATCCTAGATAGGTCGCCACAATTTGCAAGAATGTTGTCCCATAAATCACTGCATGTAGTGCAGGACCACGTTGATCATGCAAGTGGTGGGCAGACTCCTCCCAGAAGCATGGAAAACTTTAGGCCAGTCTGGTTTGTAGAAGGGTTCGCAGAGTTTTATGCCTATGCCTTGAATGACTACTTAGAGCTGCACCCGTACCATAAATCACAAAATAGGTGGTTTGAATATGCCTCTCTGAGAGACTTAGAAGAGTGGAATTCTGAAAAGTCTGAGGACAAATATCTGTGGGGCCAAGTAGCAATCGAATACATTGTCGCTAACGCTGGCTTTGAAGCCTTAGTTCATCTTTACCGACTTCTTGAAGAAGGGCAGACCTTTGAAGATGCGTTTCGCAATAGTATTGGGATAAGCCTAGGTGAATTTTATGAAGCGTTTGATGAGTGGGCCGTTTCTCAGTATTCGGAGTAAAGCTCTCTTCGATGCCACATTTCCACATAGTTGTTCCCGCCTGGTAGATTGTTAACCCCAGGCTCAAGCATTGTTGGCTTATATAGTGCAAATGGCTCTGTGCTCCCTCTATAATAAAAGCCCCTCCTCCTATTTGTGACGTGCCATATAAATTCTCCATAGACTTGTCTGTGATCTTCTGGCAAATTGTGAGATGCCACAGCTGCGCCCAAGACATTGGGCCCAGTGGGGCAGGATGGGCTAAAACCATAGTACATATTGTTAACATTTTCAACAGCAAAAGCTAATGCTTTTTGGATTGCAGGATGGTTTGGCTCTGCATAAAATAAACCATTTTGAATTCCCCATGGGGCAATAGCCGTTAGCTGGGTTTCTCCAAAAATAATAAGTTCTTTGTTTTGAATGTGGGGGTCTTGAGAGCTAACCTGGATATAGTTATTTAAATCAACATACCAGCCACCGAACTTTTTAATAATATATAATCTAAATATATCTGATTGCAGAGCGCCAGCATTTATTTTTTTTATAGCTTGCAGCACTTCCGTGGCATTATCTTCTTCTAAAAGCCTGATTGCTTCTGTAAAGTTCCATAACTTATATTCGCCATCTGGCATAAAGCCTTCAAGATTATTTTTGTTGGGAGGAACATATCCTGTTAAGTCTTGCTTAGAAAAAGCAATTTGGTGTATTTTTTTTATCATGCTTACAACTATACCAAAAAAAGTGATTTATTGTTTTTTTGTGTGGTAAAATAATTAAATGAAAGACTTGACAGAGGCAGACTACAAAGAGTTTGACGTAAATAGACTAAAAGAGATTTGGGAACCCCGTAAAGAGTATATCGAAAAAGATTTATGGGTAATTAGAAACTTCCTTTCTGAGAAAGAAATTTTGTGGCTAAGTGAGCTAGCAAATGACCCAGAGGGTTGGTATATAACCATGAGATCGCCTTATGGGGGCAACACAAGAAACAAGTTTATCGGGTATGTCCCAGAGCATGACGAAAACGGCAAGGTCTTGCTTCCGAGCCCAAACTCTAAACATAAATCAACTCAGTGGAACAGATTTTCTATAAATGCACGGGTCGAGTCGGTTGTGATTGCTGAGACTGATGGCGTCGGAACTCTTCAGTCGTTCTTTGAGGTTCCAGATGAGCAGATTATGGCTGAGCTAGGTCATGATGTAGACTATGCTATGGACTTTCATTATGAAAGAGATGATGATGAAGAGCATTTTGGGAAGCCATCAGATTCTAATGCCGAGGGCAAAATAACTGCGGCATACAGCATTTACATAAATGATAACTATGATGGCGGGTTGCTAGAATTTAAAAATAAAAATTATTCTATTGAGCCAGAGCCAGGCATGCTAATAAACATACCACTATACAAAGAATTTGAGCACAGAATTAGCAAGGTTACTAACGGCAATCGACATACTCTATACGGCAGAAGCTGGGACAGCGCAGAAAACAAACACCTATCTACCAGCGAAGATTGTTGATATAATCTAATTAATGAAAATTTGTCTAATAGCCAACAATCCAAGGGTATGTAATGTACCAGATGAATATGATTTATATGTTCACTTTAATTGGGCAAACAATTTTGCCTTAACTCCAGGCAATAAAAATATTATGGCCATGAGGTACAACGATCTTATGAAGAGGCTTCAGCGAGTTAAGTGGCACGACTATTGCAATTATGCACAACAAACGATTGCAATCGGGATACCCACTTTAATTAGAACAATAGATAAAAATGTTGAGATTATTGACACTACATCAATGCCTGCCCCGCCAGATACAGAGCCGTATCCTACTTCTGGGTTTGCTGCAATACATTACTACCTTAGAAAAGGTTATGATGTCACTGTGTGTGGATTTGACATAGAAAAAGCAATTTATTATAAAAGGTCTAGACACCCGCTTGATTGGGAAAAAGAACAGATTGCCAACCTTCTATCTGAAGGCAAAATTAAAAGCATCTGATATACTAGAAGCATGCCATATTCAGTTGGAGAAAAAGGATCTTACGGTTGCTCGGGTTACCCTGTCGTAAAGGACGGAACTAGCGAGGTTATGGGCTGCCATGATTCTGCCGCAGCAGCACAGAAACAGATTACTGCAATTAATATGAGTGAAGCTGAGAAGGGTAAAAAGAAAATGACATCAGCAATGGGACAGCCAGAGCCAGCATCGTATGCACAATCACACTTTAACTGGAGCACACCAGTTCGTAAACCAGAACGATCAAGTTTTAGCATCGGCAAGGCTGATGCACCAGCGGGAGCTGAGATTAAAGAGGGCGACTATGTAATGGGAGAAACCATGGAGGGCACCGTACACGGTCGTGTGGAGCACATCATGTGGGAAGGTGGCGTCCTAGGATCTCCTGAGGGAGAATACTCTTTGCAGTCTATGCCTCCAGAGAACCCCGCAATGTCTGTCCGCATCTTTGACGAGATCCCTGGGGGATGGGAAGAGACAGCATACAGCATTGGAATGATGTATAAAGATGCACAGAAAATTGATATTAACAATCACACCATGGGCGAAGACAAAGGCTATGGTAAAGATGACATGTACAAGGCAGATACTTATGCCCCAACTAGCGGTATGAAAGCTGCTGCACGTCGTGCCATTAAGTGGAAAGAAGATGGCAAGGCTAAGGGTGCTGGAACCGCAGTTGGCTGGGGTAGAGCACGAGACATCGTAGCAGGTAGATCAATGTCTCTTAGTGTAGTTAAGCGTATGTATTCTTTCTTCTCCCGTCATGAGGTTGACAAGAAGGGCAAGGGTTTTTATGATGGCCCCGACTTCCCGTCTAAGGGGCGTGTAATGTGGGACGCTTGGGGCGGAGACGCTGGCTTTAGCTGGTCTCGTAAAATTGCTGAGCGTGAAAGCAAAAAGTCTGACGACTTGGGCGAAGCTATCTTTAGCCTTGGAAATGCAGAAGCTCTGAAGGCCTCAAAGCAAGCAAGAACAGAGTCCTGGTTTGAGATGCGCTCTGAGCAATCAGAAATAGATTTAGTAGAAAAGGCTGACTCGGTTAGAGTTGGGCAAATGGTATCCTGGAATTCTTCTGGCGGAACAGCCAGGGGAAAGGTAAAAAGAATTATTACTAACGGATCATACAAGGTTCCTGGAACAGACGTAACAGTAACTGGAACTAAAGAAGAGCCAGCCGCAGTTATTACCCTGTATAGGGACGGAGAGCCAACAGATACCGTCGTAGCTCATAAAGTAAAGACTCTAAGGGCGTCTTAATATGGCAGACTATCCAGCAGCGGACTACGCAGAGCGTGATCCACAAAGGCTAAAAGAGATTTGGGAACCTCGTAAAGAGTATATCGAAAAAGATTTGTGGGTAATTAGAAACTTCCTTTCTGAAGAAGAGGTTGCTTGGGTGAATGCTTTTGCAAACAACCCCGACGACTGGTACATAACAAAAAGATCTCCATATGGTGGCAACACTAGAAATAAGTTTATTGGATATGTCGCAGAGTATAACGATGAGGGCATAATGATTTTGCCTGGAGACAACTCTAAAATTGTAACAACTCAGTGGAGAGAGTGGCCAACCAGAGAGCGGATGGAGGCAGTGGTTCCAAAACAGTTCATGGGGGCGGATGCACTTCAGTCGTTTTTTCACGTTCCAGATGAGCAGATCGTAGCGGAGCTTGGCCACAACGTAGAGTATGCAATGGACTTCCACTATGAAAGAGATGATGAGGAGGGGGTTGACGGGAAGCCCGAAGACTCTACTGCTACAGGCCACATAACAGCAACAATCACTATTTATATTAACGATGATTACGAAGGCGGAGTCTTAGAGTTCAAAAATAAAGACTATGTTGTTGAGGCAGAGCCAGGCATGTTAGTAAACATCCCTCTGTCAAAGGAGTTTGAGCACCGAGTCTCTAAGGTTACTTCTGGGAATAGGCACACCCTATACGGCAGAAGCTGGGACGACGTAAACGAGCGTCACGTTTCAACCAACGAGTGCTGCTAGACAGTTCCCTTTTTACCAGTACCAGCATAGCCTTCTTCTAGAAAATGCTCAAGGGCTGGATCATAGTCTGAATCTCTGGTTTCCATCTTGTAGCCCATGTCTTGGCCGTCTGTGGGGTTCTGCTGGTTGCTACCAGTGTCAAACCTTTCATTAGCTTTTGCTACGTGTGAAATAAATGAGGTTAGAACATATCGCTCTCCATCACCTGTGACCTCTGTAACTCCGTGAAGCCTGCTGGCTCTAAAGATAATGACAGAACCTGCGGGGGGCTTAATTTCAATTGACAGATCTTCGTCTTTAAAGTACAAGTATCCACCTTCATAATCATCATTAAGATAAACAACTGTGGCCAGCTTCAGAGCTGGATTGCAGTCAGTATCTCTGTGATCTTCTAGTCCAACACCCTTGTAGTGCCTGTGCATCACACCGTACATGCCACTGGGGTATTCTTCTGGCAAGATAGCGTTTACTCTGTCTGTAACGTTGTTTACAGTCTGTTCTAATTCTGGAATTGTAGACCTGGTTTGAGTCATGTTTCTTGGAATAAGCATAAGCTTGCCCTCTTCGATTAGGCTAGCGATGTCTGTTCTTCCATAAAACTGTTCTCCCTTTTTCTCTAGTTCTTTTAGATAAAAAAAGTACCACTGTGGGGGTAGGGTATTGCGTGCGAGATCTTGAAACTCTTGGATCTCTTCTTTGCTTAAAAAGTTTTTAATGAGAAAAGCATCATTTGCAAGCTTGTCGTACTCATAACCCTTTTCTTTAAGAGAGTTTTCTAAATAATCTTCAATAATCAATCTTTTCTCCTTGTTCTAGAATAATTATACTATATCTTTAAAAGATGTGTACCGACTCTGGACCAGAGTAGTTTTTGCCAGGAAGCGTTCTTTTTGTAAGCGGCTCATGCACACCATTTTGGTAGAACATTGGCTTCTCTGCAGCATAAACCTGCCAGTACTTCATTGTTTCAGCCCTGGCCTTATCCTGATTGTCTCTGATCATTAGCTGAAAATCAGTGGCTTGCTGTAAAAACTTGACATATTCATAGTTTAAATATACAATAGCATGGGCAGCAAGCATATTATATACTCGAAATGTATTGTTGTCAAATCTTTCGAGAGCTATCTTTTTCTTGCCTACTCCACCGTATAGCCCAAAGGCAGAGTTACCAAGATAATAGGCGTCCGCTTCTTGTGGTATGTCTATGTACTCTTTTTTGTCCCAAATACTTACATCATCCTCTAGAACTAGGCAGGGCAGATCTTTTTCTCCTAGCTGTGTTAGCAAAAGATTGTGAGATGATGCAACACCCACCTTCTTAATTGGACTACGAACACCTGGGAAAAAAGTAACATTAGAAAAGCCAAACGACTTTAGCTGTTGCTCAATGGCAGCTCTTTTGGTGGTGTCATCTTTTAAGTTAATTACATAAACTGGCAGGTCACGTAATTCTAGGCGGTATGTATCATTCATTAAAACTATTATAGCAGTCCAATAACTCTTCTACATACTTTTCATAGTCTATCTCTATGATCATATCTTTGCCAATAGTATGAATCTTAATCTCTTTTCCTATGTTAAATAGGATTTGTCTTATTTTTTCTTCTAATTCCATACATCAAGTATAGCAATACCCTGGTATAATAGTTATATAATGTCTGAAATCCCTAAAAAGCCTGGAAAAGGCCCAGTGAGAAAGGTTCGGGTTTCTAAAAACAAAGACAGTCTTGCTAATTATAGACAAGAAAGATCTCGAAAAAAGCCACCGCCACCCAAGAAAAGAGCTATTGAGCAGGTAAATCTGAGAGGCTCTTCCTCCGCTATGAAGGGGAAGTACAAAGTTACTATTGTTCTGCTAACATGGCAAAGGCTGTCTTCCCTTAACGGTATGCTAAATAGTTTAAGTAATCAAAGTTATAAAAATTTTGATGTTAGAATATCTAATGCAAACTTGATCAAGTTTGAATATGTAGAGTCGGTAGCAAAAAAGTTCGACGGCCATCTGGATATCGAGGTGTCGCATGAGGGAAACAATGAGTTTGCTTTTAGAAGATTTTCTGTAGGCAAAGATCTTGCTGAGCGAGGAACAAACATTATATTGTTTATCGATGATGATGTCAAAATACCCAACGATTATGTTGAGCAGTGCCTAAGGTATTATGAAGAAAAGAGTTATAAGTCTGGTTTTGCTTGGACCTTAGATCGTGGGGGAAGCAACTACTATAAGTATCGAACTAGAATATATAATCCAAGCCAAAGAGCTAACTACTGTGGTACAGGGCTAGGAATGATTGATGCAGCCATATTCCTTGATCCAAGGCTTATATCACAAGCACCTCCCGAAGCACTAAAAATTGAAGACCTCTGGCTTTCTTATTTTGCTCAAAGAGTTTTAAAGTGGAGGCTATCTCCCATACCGCTGGAAAATGCTATCTTGGGTGGTGCCGACAGCGTGGCTTTGTATCGTCAGGTGCTTAAAGAAAAAGGCACTATAAAAGCTCCAGATAAATCTGACTTCTTACGACTACTTGTTCATAAATATAAGTGGAAGCTATAGCTTAATAGACTTAGCAAACACGACTCGTGATGCCATCTTAGATGCACTAATAATTGCAATTGGGGCAGAGATACTTAAGATAATACCAGCCCACATGCGTGGCTCCGTCCAGTCCCAGTTCCAGAAATCAAAGGTGTGGAAGCCATTAGCTAGCACAGCAAGCCCTCCGAAGGCTACCATGCCCATGATCGCCCCCCAAGTCTTCTCTTGCTTCCCATCGTCGTCTACTCGTGATGCTAAAACCAGGTATGCAACTAAGAACAAAAGATACATAAGTTCAATAAAGAAGAAGAACAGCCCACCCATCCAAGCCTGAGATAGCCCAACAAACTGTGCTACGGCAGTAATACCATTAAAAGATACGATGGCGGAGGCCACAAATGCAATAGCAATACCAGTAATCCAAGACCAAAGAATAACTCTCTGGTCAATCTGTACCTTTGGTGCCCTTAGCTTCTCTTGCTTCTCGTAATTAGCAAGCTTTCTTTCTTGCTCAGACTCTCTGGCGACCGCCACAGCGTCCACCTGAGGCTCCCTGACGCGCCCTCTAAGCCTGCGGGGATCAACTTTACCGTTGCCGCCAATATTGTTATCAACTATCATAGTATTAGTATACACTAACTGCCGTTTTGTCGCATCCAAGTTCTAAGTCGATGACAATTGGCACAAACCAGCTCACACTTAGCTAGCTCGTCCTTGATAGTTTTAATACTCACTGCTGAGTTTGCATAACGAGATACATTATGCTTTTTCTTTCCTTGGATGTGGTCAAAGTCCATTTGACTATAGTGATAGAACTCTCCACAATCAGAACAGGGATGCTTCTCTTTAAGATCTCTAACGTACTCTTTGTTGCGGTCGCGTGCTTGACGCTTGTATTCCGCTTCCCTTGCTGATCCCAATTTAATTATCTCCTGTGTCTTGTACAGCTAAAAACTAACAGCCACAAGACCAGTATACACGATTATTAAGGATTGCGTATTTGGTTTATAAGCCTTAGGATATCTAGGAAACGCATTGTTGGTGTGCCCTCTACCTCTTTGAATATAGACAGGACACGTTTTCTTTCTGTAATCATTCCAGCTTCATAAGCTTTAATTTCCAGGTTGCTCACAGCAACGGGATCTCTCCAGCCCTCGGCGTGTGCCCTTTTTAGAAAGTGCTCGTAGTTCTCAATCATTGTTTAAAAGCTTCTTGTTAGCAGACAAAAAGTCATGCCACGCAATCCATGCATAGATGGCCTCTTCCGCATACTCAAGGTTTGCTTCTTCGCTTGTTTCGAAAGACCAGTTGCCAGCACGGTAAACTTGGTTAATAGTTTTATCTTCTAGCGGCCACTCTCTCTCCAGCTTAATATCTGGCACCTTTTCTGGATCATACTTAAACATCATGTTTCCTCAATTCTGTTATCATAAAACCATTGTCTCACGATAGCAGCAGTTTGTCAATCGTCTAAATAATCTACGTAAGTTTTTTGATAACCACAGTACGGGCAAATCTCCAAAATGTGGCGGTAGTTCTTGTCTTCTCTGTCATCCATAACCGCAATGCCGATAGGGGTATCACACTCTGGACAAGTCATAGGTAAATCTTACCACATGGTGTTGACATAAAGCCTCTGTAATGATATTATTGATGCATGGAAGAAAACAATTTTGAAGCAAACCCTGGCTCGCCTTTGTTTGCAAGCTTGCTAGAAGGTGAGCAGTGGATCGCAAAGCTAGAGGAAGAACAGTCTCTGCTTGAGATGGATGTTCTTATCGCTAGCGAAAGCCTTAGTCAGATAGGCGTCGCCTCTCTAGTCTTTAGTTTACAGAAAACTAAGGATGCTATAGAGCAAATTAAACTAGAAATGATGATGCTCGATGGATGAGGATAAGGCAAAAGAAGAAATAAACGACCTTAAAAGAAAGCGCTCTGAAATAAAGCAGGACTTGGCCAATCTTGGTCCAAAGCTTAGCGCGGTCAGCAGCGTCGTGTTGCTTATGCATCTTGCTATTCTAGATAATGATATTAGAGATATGACCAAGAACTTAGAGGATATGGGATTCGAAGAGTTTATGAGAAAGGCCTGGGGCAGCGATGACAAATTCAGATGAAATGAGCTTTGAAGAGTGGGTTGAAGAGGGATACATTCGTGGATGGATTGGTCCACCAGTCTGTCAAACACACGATGGAATACCTTTGACACCAGAAGAAGACAAAGACTTTGACCAAGGCGGTGATCCTTGTGTCCACGTTATTAGATTATATGAAGACAAAGAGACGAAGCAGGGTGTGGAGGACAATCACAGCCCTACTTTGTGGAGAGCTTCTAACCAGGGACTGAAGGGGTAGACAAATGTTTAAAGTTGTTGTAGAATATACAAATAATACAGAAGTAACGGTTGCTGAAAAGATTTATGCACTAAGCGAAGCAATAAGGGTACAAGACGATCTTCTCGAAAGGGTTGATTCTGGGGAGCTTGCCAATGTAGAGCTTGTGTCAATTAAAAGGGTTGCCGATTGGTTTTACGAAGGGCTGAACAAATAATGGAACTAGAAGACATCAGGCCAGAGCTTTACACAGTGTGGCCAGACAGGACATGGTCTAGGGGGCTTACAGCACACCAGCGTGGTCTTGCCTGGGAGCACCAGCATGTCGGACACACTAAAACAAAAACAGAGTGCAACGCATGTGTATGCGAGGATGCTTTCTGATGAGACACCGCATTAAAAAATACCGTGAGCGTAGGCGTAAGCATTCGTACAACGAGCTATGGAATATGATCTATGGCTTTCCAGAGTATCCAGGTGGGCTGCTCTATAGGTATGAGGATGCTATGGAACGGGTAGAGTCCTTGAAGACTACAAGGGACATTCTTAATAAAAGAATCACTAAGCTTGAAGTTGATGTGGCAAAGCTTTCGGCAGATAAGAATAATAAAAAGTCTTAATACTAATAGTGTAGAATGGTATATATGTCCAGAAACCATCATATATACGAAGAGTTCGATGAGCCGATAGACTTGACGGTACACACCAAGTCACCCAACAAATGGCTGCTGATTGATAGAGAGACTGGAGAAGCCTACACGGGCAATCCTAATGGTTATTGGGACAAGCTTGTGGGTAAAGCTCGGCGCGAAAATAAGAGTTAAAGTTCGGCGGTAAATAGAATTACATGCTCGACACGAGCAATATCTATAGTATGCCTTATACGAGGATCAAAGCGAGGGATAGTACAGTAACAGCATTAACTACTGCTAGTGTAATAACCAGTGTGATGTCTAGTTTGTTCATACTATGATTGTATCATATTGTTGACTTTTGTAGATGTGTGCGATATAATTTTATAAAGCCAATCATAAGGAGAGACAGTGGCTAGCGAAAAATACTACGAAGTAATGAATACAGACTTTGAGGCAGAGGCAGCAAAGTCTATGAACAACATCTTTGATCTTTACAATGAAACAATTGACCTAGTTAATAATGATCAGGCGAGCAAGTTTGACCTGTGGAACCAACTTGGTATTCTGAGGTGGGCTGAGGGACAGCTGTTTGAAAACGTAGAGGACTTCAAGCTGCTTCATGAAGCTAGGCTTCAGCGCAAGAGAGAAAAGGTGGAAAAGCAAGCTGCTAGGTCTGAACAATAGCACCCTTGTGTGGAGATTCTACAGCATGCTTCGTAATGTGTTTGCTATTTGCTGTGACTACGGCAAAGTAGGGTATCAGGATAGCTCCCAATATCGGCAGGGTAACGAACCATCCTGGAACTATAAAACATAACCCTATACATATAAGACGTATACCCATAGCTAGAGTATATGATCTCATACGTGATAAGCGTTCCTTATCAGGATTAGATATAGATGTAATGCTATTTGTCAAGATAAGGATAATCTCCGTGATGATGCTTATGATCGTAATTCGATTTGCGTGAGATAGGGTCTAACATATGCTTTGACCAATTGTAGAAAGCCCAAAGATTCAAGACAATGACTATAGGGACTAAGACCCATATCACAATAGTTTCTAACATTATTTACCCCCACAAATATGATATCATACCGATATGTGATAGAATGTTACTATGAAATTAGAGTATGTTCACATAAGAGAAGCGCTATCAGAAGAAAGCTTAAAGGAGCTAAAAGACCTAGCTAACAAAGCTTTGCTTAATCCTGACAATGAAATACAAGAAGAGTATGGTAGGGTTTCATACCCCTTGCCTGTTCCAGACTACATCAATGATTCTGTTACCCTTTTGGTTAATGGCCTATCAGAAAAGCCATTGACTTCAAAAGGAGCTATGGCAGTAACTTATAGCTTACCTTATGGCACTCCCGATCTACCTCCACATTATGATGGAGATGACACAGATATGATCGTAAGCCTTGTGCTGTCTTCTAACACACGTTGGATAGTAGGATTAGACAAAAGCATTCATAATGTCTTAGACAATGGTGCTCTCATATTTAACCCAAATGATTCTATTCATTGGAGATCGCATAAAGAGTTTCAAGATGGTGAGTACGTTACGATGGTCTTCTTTAGATTCCACAATAAAGACAACCCCTCGGACTATTCACACAGGAGGCTTAGTGCAAATAGTACAGCTCTTAGTGGTGTAAATGACTTCAGAAATAAGCTTAATCTTTAAATATCATCTTACTAACAGTGTGGATAAAGTTGTGGATAACATTGTGGATAAGTATATAGGGTAATAGAACGAACCTCCAAACCCTTCATAATGGAAGCCACGATTTCAAACACCTCTTCGTAATGATATTTAGCGGAAATCCAGCAAAAATATATGCCTGAAAATATCCAAAAAACCTTAATAAATTAATTAAAAATAATCAAAATCAGGGGAAATGGATCAAAAAGATCTACTATGCTTTAATAGCAGAAATAACTAAAAACACTATAACGAATATAGTGGTTATTACACTAGGGATAATGTCTATCATGGTATTTAGTATATACCCACGATATTTCTAAGGTGTTCGTAATGGATTACAGTGATGTAAAATCTTTTTGATGAATCCCGCTATTGCTTTACCCATATCAGAATACCCCTGATCAATGTCTCTTCCTTCATGGGGGTAGTGTGATCTGAAATAAGGTGTTCTTACCATATATACTATTATACCTTAGTTATATGAATTCAAAGCTATTGCCCATAGTATAGCTATAATCATACCAATGATCAAATATTCCACGATTTAAAATGCCCCTTCGTAATAATGTTTATTTAAATAGTTAACCAACGAGCAAGTCATCGAGATTGTCATATCCTTCATCTTCCTTAATTCCGAGGGAAGCTAAGAATAGATCAAATGTCTCATTAACAATTGTATTAGCTTGATCAGTAGGAGATACAATCTTCTCTGCTAGCATAAAGGCTAAAGGCAAACCTAGATCATTATAATCAATAAAGTCTTTGAAGTCTTCTTGATGCCTATAGTCAACCCATAGCTCAGATAAGATATCGAATCTTACTTCAATAGGTGTTGGTTCATTATCTTCATTCATTATACTCTCCGATCCACGATTTGTAAATACCCTTCGTAATAAAACTTCCCACGATTTTTATATGTCCTTCGTAAAGTTATTTATTGGGGATTTGACTTTGTTATGTTTTTGTGATATTCTGGGCCCCTAGATTTGGGGGCCCCGCCCCCTACGAGTCTCCCAGCTCCGCTTCTTCTGCTTCCACAAGGCCTTCCTCATCCATCCACTGCTTTAGCGAGTTCACCTCATCGAGGATAGCCTGTAGCTCCTCAATCTGCTTAGCTGTTGATGTTTCTGATGTACTCATTGTGTGCCTCTCTGTCGTCTGCTTTTTCTCTGTGATGCTTGGCAACCTCATAGATATGTTCTAAACGCTTGTACACCGTTATTCTAGCATACCTTCCAAAGTATAATCCAATCATATCTAAATCAGTTCTAAGGTCAGAGAGGATGTCAATCAGCTTGTATGTGATTGTTTCTTCTCTTGTTGCTTTATGTCCGCTACTCATACTCTACTATTGTACTCTCTTTAGGCTGGAATGTCTAGTCGCTGTTCATACCCTGGCAATGCCCACAGCAAGTTGGCAACACGCTCAGGGATATCTGTGTAGGTCTCAAAGAATGTATCTTTATCTAACCAGAAATCAGCGTCGGGTGTATAGTCACCACCTAGGTCTTCTCCCCATCCTAGAGTCAACCTCTTGGCCTCAGTCGGGGTAAGGAGAATAGTAGAGTGATACTCTCCGCTACCATACACAGCACCTACATAGGGATAGGTGTAGCATTCAATTGCCCAGCCTTCTTCCTCATACTCAGTCTCATACCCACGCCTATCCCAAATGTTTAGGTCATAGTTCTCACAGATGATCGAATTGTTTAGACTAATAGTATTAGACATATGCTCCAACTCCTCTAATGGCAAACTTGGCAAGGTATTCGTCTACATTATATACTGTATGAGGCTCTAAGTCAATATACCCCCCAGCACTGTCCCACTTCTCTTCGTGAAGACTAATAGTCTTATTAGCATAGTCATAGACAGGCACGGCGTAGCCATCACCCATAGCGGACAACTTGTTGATAGACATGCCTACCCCAGTCTCTTTGTCCCAGTCACGGTCAATAACTCTTGAAACAAAGATACGTGTAAGGTATGCTTCGTCATCACCACGGCTCATGGAATGTGCGATGGCCTTGGCCACAATCTCGTTTGCGTCTTCTCCACCCCAGTGCAGATAAAGAAAAATAGTATTACCATCTGTACCACGGATACCTACGTTTACTCTGTCTCCCATTATTTGATTCCTTCCAGGATAGTTTCTAGTTGTGCGA